GGCGATATCAATAAAGATAAAGCAATTATTGTTCATGCCCCAGCAGGGACAGGGACATGCAAACTAGTATGGATTGACATCAAAGAAGGATGGAAAGGCGTACAGTTTGCAATGAAGGTAAGAAAGTGGCGAGACCAAAAAGGTTTGGCTACTCCATTCGAGCAAGGAGAAGATAGTGCCTAGCACAGAAGCACCAATCAGTATCACAGTTAAAACAGCAGCAGGTTCTCTAGTAACAGTCCGAGCAGAAAGCGGAGACGAACTAGATAACATTGTTGCACATTCAATTGCAGCAATCGCATCAGCAGCACAGGAACTAGAGTCAGCAGTGCGTGGTGCATCAGCACCAGCAGTGTCGGCACAGTCAGTAGCAGCAGCACTAGGTGGCAATATCATTGACACACTAGGGGGAACATCAGTTCCTGCCCAAGAATATACACAGCCAGCACCAGTACCATCTATTGGTGGGCGCGGTTGCGCTCACGGTAAGATGACAGCAATCCAAGGTATGGGTAAAGATGGTAAACCTTACAAGGGTTACTTCTGCCCAGCACCAAAGGGTGCATTTGATAAGTGCAAGAACCAATATGTTGTGGTTCAGTCACCAGAATGGAACACATTCGTTCCAGAACAGATTAAGTGAAAACACTTAGACGCTCTATAAACAAAGCAGAGGTGGGTGGCGAACCATTGCCACCCGCTTTTGCGGCGTTTGAAAGAGCAGGAATTATTCTGCGTAGAGCAGAAGTAACTGTAGTTGCAGGCACTCCAGGTGCAGGCAAGTCATCAGTTGCATTGGCTATCGCTGCTAAAACAAAACATCCTACACTTTACTTTTCAGCAGATACCAATGCACACACTATGGCTATGCGTTTGATTGCTATGACAGGCAAGATGACACAGGCAGCAGCAGAACAGTTGCTCAAAAATAATCCAACAAAATCACATGAGATACTACAACTGAACAATCATTTGTTCTGGTCGTTTGAATCCAGCCCTACACTTAAAGACTTAGATGATGAAGTCTCAGCCTTTGAGACAGTGTGGGGTAAGAGTCCAACACTTATTGTTGTAGACAATCTTATGGATGTAGCAATGGATGGGTACGATGAGTTTGGCGCAATGCGTGCCGTTATGAAAGAACTCAAGTATCTAGCCAGAGATACCAACGCAGCAGTACTAGTACTACACCACACTAAAGAAGGATTCGATGGCTATCCTTGCCAGCCACGTAGTGCAGTACAAGGTATGGTTAATCAAATTCCAGCAATGGTTCTTACAATTGGTCAGATGAAGCAAGGGGATGACACATACCTATGTGTAGCCCCAGTTAAGAACAGATACGGGCGAGCAGACCAGACTGGTAGCAACTATGTTAGTCTGTCATTTAATCCAGACTCTATGTACTTAGAAGATGTAGCAGTCAGATACCAACAAGAGGGAATAATGTGAGTAGTGCAGCCAAGCGTAAAGGTACACAAGGCGGAGAAATCCCAGCAGTTAATTGGTTAAAAGCAAATGGATTCCCATATGCAGAACGCAGACTAGCAGGCAGCCACCTCGACAGAGGTGACATAGCAGGAGTCAATGGCGTGACGATTGAAGTCAAGAACCATATTAAGTTAGACCTAAGTGCTTGGTTAAAAGAACTAGAAGTAGAAATGATTAACGACCAAGGTTGGACAGGTGTTGTCCTACATAAGAAAAAAGGAACTAAAGATGTTGACGAATGGTATTGCACTATGCCAGCCAAAATATGGTTGGCTTTGATTAAGGACGCAATGCGTGGACGCGAAGCATAGTATTGCAGATTACTTAAGATACATTGGCGCAACCGTGCCTCCAGAGGGCAGCGGTTGGCGCAAAATAAAATGTCCGTTCCATGAAGATGGACATGCATCAGCAGGTATTAACTTTGATGAGAACAGATTCAAATGTCATGGCTGTGGTGTAGGTGGAGATGTATACGATTTAATTATTCAAAAGCAAGGAGGTACATATCGTGAGGCTATCAAGTTCGCACAGACAATTTCTCTTGCAGGCGACTCACCAGTACGCAAGCCAGATACATTTAGCAGCAGACTATCTAGCAAGCCGCAATCTCTCGGTAGAAGAGGCGCAACGCTTTCATCTGGGAGTAGTAAAGGACGCTCTGCCAGGACATGAACAGTACATGGACAGACTGGCCATTCCATATATCACGCCATCAGGCGTGGTAGATATTAGATTCAGGGCAATGAACGGAGCAGACCCAAAGTATATGGGTATGCCAGGTGCTAAAACCAGTATGTTTAACGCACAAGTAGTACTTACTGCATCAGATTATATCTGTGTGACAGAAGGAGAGATAGACTGTATAACAGTCAGCGTTAAAACCAATCACCCAGCAGTAGGTATTCCAGGTGCTAACAATTGGAAACCTTTCTACACAAGAATCTTAGATGACTTCGATACAGTAATCGTACTAGCAGATGGTGATGCACCAGGGCTAGAGTTTGGTAAGAAGATAAGTAAAGAGTTAGGCAATGTTAACATTATCCAGATGCCAGACGGCCACGATGTCAACAGTATCGTGCATAAAGAAGGAGTAGATTTCATCAATGAGCGAATCGCCAGATGCCTCAGTTCCGAATGAAGATGATGTATGGGAGTTTATTAAAGACAATCCACGGATTCTTGGACTACCAGTATCAGACAAGCAAGGGCTAGACCTGCTTAATGCACTACGAGATGTAGCCGAGATGATTCACAAAGACCAAGACATGGCACATAAAATGCTTAGTATGATAGCCACAGTAATAGTGGCAGCAGCAGCAGGTGAAGGCAATGAAACTATTGAGGAACTATTAGTAGCAGAAGCAATGCACAAATTCGACACAGAAGCAAAGGAGATACTGAGTGAAAGACCTGAATGACTTTGAAGATATCCTAAAAGAACTGCGTATTATTATGATACGTAAACATGCAGATTACGGTCCGTTGAATATCTCCAATGCCCCAGGTGGAGCAATGAACGGGCTACTTGTGCGTATGCACGACAAAATGGCACGGTTAGAGAATCTTTACTACAAAAATAACGACACGCCCAACTATGAATCCATCGAAGATTCATTTATTGACCTAGCAAACTATGCAATAATTGGACTATTGGTGCAAAGAAGAAAGTGGGAAGGCGTTAAATAACAAATGTATGTAGATGAGTACGAGGCAATGGTTCAAGCCCTTGCTGCCGAGTACCACCGCAAGTACCCAATGACTGAACAACCAGACATCCAACAGGTACTATGGCTGTGGTTCGTTTCTCATCCACAAAAATACAAAGAGTGGTCAGAGTTAGAACAGAAAGACAGAGACAAACTAATAGCACGGTCTCTTCGCAATGCAGCAATTAAGTACTGCGAGCGAGAGAAGGCTAGAAAGATTGGCTATGAACTGCTTGACCTGTACTACTATAACTCGTCAGTTATCGAAGCATTCTTACCATCTATCATTGCGGAATCATATGAGATTCCAACTGCCATCAAGGACTTAAACTACAAGTTCTCAAAAGGCGAGAGCAACGACACCAACAACTGGTTAATACTCCGCTCAGACATAGCCACTGCCTACTACAGATTGTCAGATGCAAAACAAAATGTACTTCGTATCAAATACTCAGCAGAAAATGTTGAATGGTCTGACCTAGCACAGGAACTATCTACAACAGCAGACGGTGCACGCATGAAAGTGCAGCGTGCAGTCAGTAGTTTAATCAGGAATCTTGGTGGGCATAGGCCATACGTAGAAGAAGATACTTTAGTAGAGGTAGACGATGACGAATCAGGAGAATGATAATGTCAAAGAAATCAGAGAGTTACTACACCCAACGGATTACTCGCGTGCTATGGATTTGCGAGGAGAATCTATTGGAGATGTTTGCGTATGTGGAGGGGATGTATTTCATGCGCTTGTTGCATTTGACGAGGGTGAACTATGCTTTTATTTCCTTGATGGAGAGTGCACTAACTGTGGCTCAATGGTCACACTCCCTTACCCAAAAAACGAGGACAATATCTAATGCCACTATTTGATTTTAAATGTAATTGTTGTTCAGATGTAATTGAAATAAACGAAAATATACCGCCAGCCTGCTCAACTTGTGGTGAAACTATGCAGCGTATATGGTCAGTACCAGCGGTCAAGTTTAATGGCTCAGGCTTCTACTCAACAGGAGGATAAATGGAATACCCAGACTGGCAAGGTGAACCTAACTGCAGAAGTGTGGATTCAGAGGAGTTCTTTGTACCAGATGGTAGTTCTACATATAGAGATGTTAGTATGCTTAAGAAAATCTGTAACAATTGTGAAGTTAAACAACAGTGTTTAGATTACTCACTTAAGAATGGTGTCTTTGGATACTGGGGTGGAACAACAGAGTTCCAACGTAGAGTACTAAGAAAGAAATTAAAG